CGCTTCTTGCACAATCTGAAATGGAGAAGAACCGGGTCAAGATGGCTACGGAAATTTCGAAGTCAAACTTCGCTGACCGAAAGCTCCGTGTCGACGACGACTTCCGACGAGACGAAATGATTGTCAAGGGAATCCTCGATGCGGCCAAGATCGAGGCTCAATTCGCCGCCGATGTCGACGAGGAGGAATTCAAATCAGAGAATACCCCTCAATCCACGGCGGAGCCTTCGCCGCTTCCAGTTCCGTATGCGCAACAGTTGATGGGGTTAGCTAATGGAAGCCAAGAGCCAGCAGAACCTGCAGGACCACCAGAGGGAGCACCAGCTTCCGCCATCGGAACCGCCCCGTAGGTTGTCTGACCATGAAGTAGACGAGCGGGCGGCGGAAGCACAGGCATTACTTGATAATCCTGTGTTTACTTCAGCCATCGATGATGTATATTCCAGGGCGCTAGGAACACTCCTAAGTGCGGATGTGGGTAGCTTGACAGCCAGCACGGCCCATGCTACCATGAAGGCCATCAGAGATATCCGAACGCAGCTTGGGAATTACATCACGGACAACAAGATGCGTAAGCACGGGAGAAGGTAATGGCAGACGGCCTAGATAGAGCCGCAGCGGCATTTACGGCAATCGTGAATTCTGACCCTGGGAAGTCATCGGGGAAGCCTGCCAGCGGCGAAGGGCCTATCGAACCCATGTTTCAAAACGTGGGTGAGTTGGAAGTAGACGATGAGTCGCCAGCGGAAGGCGGTGGGGACGACGAAGACCCAGAGGAGCTGCTTTATGGCAAATCTAAAGCCGCCAAGAAAGATTCAGGGGATACTGGCGAAGGAGATGACGAAGATCGGGAGGGCGACGATTCCGATGAATCCCCTGACGATGCCGGAGACGACGCCCCCGATGATGATGCCGACGCAGAGGGTGAAAAACCAGAGGAAGCCGTCCTCGCTCAAAAGGTTGAAGTTACGGTCGACGGTGAACCTGTAGAAGTCACCATCAAGGAGGCTCTCGAAGGTTACGTCCGCACCGAGACATTCCATCGGCGCATGAATCAGCTAGACGAGGCGAAGAAGATCGTTCGCCGCGCTGCCGCCGATGCTGTTCAGAATTACGAATACTCCATGACCGTCGCGAAGCAGATGGAAGCGCACATGGAGCAGATGATCCCCAAGGAGCCGAATTGGGATGAGGAATTCCAGAAGGACCCGATGAAGGCTCGGGAGCTTCAACGTTACTACGAGAAGGCAAACGGATTCAAGGCTGCTCTTCAAACGCAGATGACCGAGGCTGCGAAGAAGATGCAGGAGCATAACGCCAATCAGCTCGCGGCATTCGCTGAGGAAGAGAGTGCCAAGTTCGAGCAGGCTAATCGGAAGCACTGGACGGACCCTAAAAGGAAAGCCAAAGACTTGCAATCGATGCGCAAGACCGGCCTATCCTCTGGGTTCACGGAAGAGGAGTTGTCGCAAGTATACGACAGCAGGATGCTGATGGTTCTCCTGAAAGCATCCAAGTATGACAGAATGATGGCCGCCAAGCCAAAGCCGGTCATTCGTCAGCAAGCTAAGCCGATACCTCCAGGAGCGGGAAGCGTTAAACAACGCACGGCTCAGAAGGGAGTTAGCTCGGCAATGAAGAGGCTCAATCGCACGGGCAGCGTCGAAGACGCCGCCGTTGTGATGGATCAGATCATTGCAAGAGGATAACCCCTATGCCACAGATCGCTGGTACCTTCTCCACTTACCAAGCGAAGGGTAACCGAGAGGACCTTTCGAACTCTATCTACAACATCGACCCCTTCGACACCCCCGTGATGTCGATGTCTCGCCGTCGGAATGCGAAGAATCGCACCTTCGACTGGCAGACCGAGAACCTCCCCGCCGTTGACCCGAACAACGCCCAGATCGAAGGTTTCGACCTGGCCCGTTCGGCTGCGACCCCCACCGTTCGTCTTACGAACGTTGCTCAAATCTCCAAGCGCGATGCCACCGTCTCGGGTTCGCAAGAAGCCGCCGACGCTGCTGGCAAGGGCTCGGAAATGGGTCACCAGATGGCGATGGCCTCCAAGGTCCTAAAGTCGGACATGGAGACCATTATGTGCTCGCGGCAAGCCCGCGATGACGGTGCCGATCCGAATACTCCCCGCAAGACCGAAGCCATCTGCCATTGGATCGGCCGCGCGAAGGACAAGCTCGGAGCGGCGGCTGGCGCTGTTATCGGCGTTACGACCGGCCTCCCGGTTCTGGCTACCGATGCTTTCGCTGCTGTCGCTGGTGCTTCTCAGGTGGCGATGACCGAGCAGATGTTCAGTGACGGCATGCAGAAGGCATACACCAACGGTGCCTCGCCGGATACTTGCATCGTTCCACCGGCGATCAAACGGACCATCAGCACCTTCGAGGGGCGCGGCATTTCGCAAATCCTCGTCGGCAAGACCGAGGTTGCGGCGACGGTTGACATCATCGCCACGGATTTCGGCCGGGTTAAGGTTCTGCCTTCCCGCTGGATTCCGTCTGACGTTTCGCTGATCCTCGACGCCGATTTCCTTGCTACAGCGTTCTACCGGAATTTCCGGACGTACCCGATTGCGAAGACCGGTGACGCGGAAACCCGGATGATCTTGTGTGAATGGGGTGTGGAGATGCGGAACCCGCTCGCCCACATTCTGTTCAACGGCGTCAAGCAGGGCGCGATCATCACGTTGATGGCCACCCAAGAGCAGCTTGATCTGGCGAACACTCCGCACACGGAAGCGAAGCCGGCGACGAAGCCCGCAGCTTAACGGTTCTCGGAAGCAACTCCGCCCCCTTAACAGGGGGCGGCTATTTATAGGAGAAGTGTATGCCTCCTCGTAGTGAAGCCCAGCGTCGTGTGATGCGTGCCGCTGCTGCCGGAAAGAGCACAATCGGGATTCCGAAGAAGGTCGGTAGGGAGTTTTCAGCTGCGGACAAGGGTGGGAAACTCCCTAAGCGAAAATCGTCCAAGCGCTGAATATCTTATCTGTACTTGACGGGCAGTTCCGGGCGTGCTACCATGGCTGAACGTAAGGTTGTATACCGGAATGACGGCGCTATAAAGCGCACGATGATTTGGGAGGACGATAAACCCGGAATAGTCCACGTCTATACCGAACAAGACATGACCCAGACTATCGAGAACAACAAGGTCATGAGGGAACTACATCCGCGCTATTCCACCAACAAGCTGGTGGCGCGCGGGGTGCCAGTTTCCGTCGCGGAAAAAGCTCTTCGCGAGCAATGGGATCAAAGAGATTGGGCCAAGTGGCTCGACGATCCCGATAATGCTGCGTTCAGAGTTTGGCCGGGACGGATAGGCAGATGACCGGATTCCTTACCGACAAGTGCATCGAAGTTCGTAACTGGTTGGCCATCGGGTCGGATGTTTATCCGGATGTGGTGGTTACCGGTTGGATTCGCATGGCCGAAGAATACCTGTCGAACGTTCTTCGCGTCAAGCACATGATTCAGATCGACACTTGCACGCTCACCACCGAGCGAGTTCCGCTGCCGAGGGATTGGCAGGAAATTCGCTTAGCGCGGCTGCTCCCAGCGGGCACAATGTGTCGGTATCAGACCCCGGATGCTTTTTTCAATCCGGAGTACCCCGATTCGCCCATGGCTCCTTACACGGGCAAGACGAAGAAATACACCATTCTTGGGAATTACATAATGGTGGGCGAAGTGACTCCTTCGCCGGGGTTGCAGGTCGAGTTGACTTATTACCAAAACATCCCCCCGCTTTCCGATGACGCTAACAATTGGATCAATACTTATCACACGACAGTGTATACTCTCAAGATTCTCCACGTTGCGTCGATGTATTCTGTCGAGGATGAGCGCAGCGGAACCTGGGACAAAGAAGTTACCCGATCTGTGAACGAAATGAATGCCGCTCACAAGGTCGATATGGCGAGCGGTTCGGTGTTGATGCCGGTTAGGCGAAAGACATTCGGATAATGGCCGGGCGCAAATATGGTATCGGTAAGTATGGCGCTGGCACTTATGATCTTGGTGGAGTTCCTGATATTCCACCAGAAATATGGACACCTATACCCGATGCTCCCCCCGGCGAAGCTTGGATTCCATCTCCTGAACCTCCGCCTGCTTGGGAATGTCCTCCCACGATGGCGAGCGGCGAAGAAATTTGGACACCGGTAACGTAAATGGCTGATACATTTACACCCAATCTCGGATTGACGAAGCCCGACGTCGGCCACTCGGACGACACTTGGGGGCAAAAGCTTAACGTCAATTTCGACAAGATCGACCAGTCATTCGGCTCGAATGTGGTTGGTCCGACCGGCCCAACCG